ATGGAATGTTATTCCAAGCAAACGTCAAACCAGCAGCAGGAGTCATAAGACCAGCGGTGCGAGGTGTGTGAACCAAGAGTGCGTTCTTACCACCGATAAAGGCAGAAGACTCTGCAATTCCTTCAGCAGCAGTGTTCTCAACAGCTTCCATGACAAGGAAGTTTTCCATGCCAAAGATTTCTGCTAGTTTACCNTCTGTAACCAATGCAGGGTTGTTGATGGTAGAACCACCATTCAAACGTGCAAGGATGTCAGGGTGGTTAACCAAGATGTCACGAACTTCTTTGCCAACAACCATTGTGTTTGGCTTGAAGCCACCGGAGGTCAACTGCATAGTACGAGCGCCTGTGGTAACGTCTGAGATTGGTGTAGAGTTAGTGTAGTCATTCCAGTATACTGGAACACCAGCACCGTTAGCAGCACCAGCAACACTTGTTGTCCAAACACCATTAACAAAGAATGTTGAAGCGAACTGCTTCTCACGATGTATCAATAGGCGGTTGGTTAGTGTCTGCGCTCCAGCGGAACGGATTTCTAGCATAGCATCTTCGTTAGCAAGAGTTTGCTCATCGAAGTCCATACCCAGACCATATACGTCTGCAAAGTAAGATGCGTTAGACAGCTTCTGTCCAATACGGTTTACTTCAGTACGAGGGGCCAATTTCTTAACATCGCCGGAGCGATTCATGTTGGCACGGTCATACTCATAGTATTTGTCTGATTGACGCTGTACGCCCACAACTGGGAATACTTTGTCAGCAACAAAAGTTGCTTGGTCTTGTACATAGGCCAGCGTCAAGTTTGACAACGGCTGGTCGATATGTACACTTGATGGTGTCAATAGTGGCATTACATTTTCCTTTAATTAGCTATTAAGCGTGAGCGTTAGCTGCTAAGATCAACTCGATTGCGATAACTTGACCAGTTACACCAGCTTCATAGGCGCGGCCTACAATGATGTCACCAGAAGCGGCGTTTACAGCTTTACCAGCAGCGTCAATACCAACGTCATCAGCTATAGTTACCGTGCCACCGCACATTACCATAACCTTGCCTGAGTGTGTGATTGTACAAGCATTACCAGCAGCGGCTCCTACTTCGATAACACCAATAGTTCCGTCACCATTTCCAGCTAGAACAGCTTTTGCTGCTGCGTCCATCTTAGCAAATAAGAACTGAGAACCGCTAAGGTCAGCACCAGCGATTAGAGTGCGGTTGTCGCGTGATTGCGTTACAGCCATGATTATTCCCCTTTATAGGATTTATTGATGAGTTCTTTGCCTTGATCAGTCTTAGCTACAGAAGCATAAGCCTTGGCAAATTCACTCTTCTTGAGATTATTTTCGTCCATATAGGACTTTACGAGAGCATCTAGTTTGTCAGCAGAAGTAGCGAACTCTCCGTCTACATCAGACTTACCAAATTCTTGCATGGAAGCCTCAAAAGCAGCGTCAGCAGCTTTAAGCATTACCATAATTCCTTTGTCCTCTGAGAAAGATTTCAGAAGAGTTTTAGCTGCACTGACTTCAAAGTGTGGTAGAACTTCACCAGCACTCTTAGTTAGCTCAATATCAGCTTTTTCTATTTCATGTTCACGTTTAGCTACTTCAGCAGCCTCAAGTGCTTTAAGAACTGGCGCTGGGATGTCGTTTTTAGCAACCATCTCACCATCAATGTCCATCATTTCTTCTTCTGCTTTCTTTTCGATAGATTCGGCACGAATAACGTAACCATTATCAATCAAACCTTTGCGAAGGTGCTGGTTCTCAGCAGAAAGACGCTCAAAGTCAGCTTTAAGTGTTTCTACGTCAACTTCAGGCGCTTCAACATCTGTAGCAACCTCTTCAGCTTTTTCCATATACATATCTAAAGCCTTCATAGCTTGTGGACGCCCACAGCCATATTCCTTCATGTATGCAGAAACTTTAGCTTCCATTTCTTCAGTCATTTTAGTAATTTCCTCTTTGGAATTGTCACGCTTAAAGAGACTAACCATTGCCTGAGCATTGGCTGGACGATCCACTAGGGAAAGTTCTTCAAGGTGCAAGTTTTTCAGGAGATTGGGCAAGTTATATTTCCTCCTTGATAGCACGTCCACCTATAGAGAACGCAGCGAGTTCACCAGATTTGACCATAGCCCAGACATCATCATCGAATACTTTGTAAGCGACAACCCATCCTTCACGATCAGACTGGATACCAAGAGCATCACCAATTTCTTTAGTGATAGGAAGTGAATGTACAACGACACCCACTTGATCCCCAACGTGCATGGCCTTGCCGACCCTCACATGCTCCATAAATTCATTAACGGCCTTCACAAGTGTTCCAGCCTCTATAACATCCCCTTGGCGGTCAACTACAGGCTCACCATTTTCGGTTACTACTGAGGCCCAGCCATAGACCATACGTTGTTCTTCGTCAGTCTTTAATATCTTACCTTCTATGCTTGCTTTAGTCATGTCACTGACTGAAGTGTCAGCTTCCCACATACGACAAGACCAATAACCAGCGGTTGTTTTATCTTTCTTAGTGTCACAAGAGTGCCTAGAGCGAAAATTGGCGCGAGCTTTAGGATCATCCCGTCTAATTTCCATATTAGGGTCCCCGAAAGTAACCCTCTTTATTCTATCGCCATCCTTAACAAACACTTCAAACTTCTTGTTGCCACCTTCAGTACGTCTAGGCTTATTTAGGGTAACACTTTCGCCTTGATAATCAGCCTTATGAAATTCAGTCTTAAGTACCTCTGCTACGATAGCCCTGAGAGCCTCTATACGGTCCACTGAGGGCTTCTCTTCGACTTCCATAGGCTCAACCATAGGTTCACTGTCTTCATAGTAGTCTAAGTAAGCCTCATGGCTTTCTGCTGGCATATAAACAGCTTGTCCATCGTGGCTATAAACATGAGTAACTCCATCAAGTCCCATATCAATGGAACGGGACACAGCTTCTGGTAGCGTAGTAAATACATCGTTGGCATATTTCATGTTAAGTCTCATTCTTTATTAGAACACCTTGAAACGATGCTCCTAATGCAGTGTTAGTTGTATCTGTAGAAGCTCTACACTCTAAGTCAGTCTTTTCAGCAAATGCCTGTGGATACTTAAATGTCTGTATCAGTTGGTTGCTCTGTAAGACTTGAATAAACCTAGTCCTAAATACGTTAGAACCAAACTCTCGACTTACGAACTTACAGGTGACTAGCTTGTTAGCTTGAGATACAGCAGCAGTAAAGTTTATTTCATCTACATACAGGGTATGTCCAGCAGGTACTGTGTAGGCAGCTATCTGAGTTTGATTGCCTAGTGATAGGCTTGCATAAGTTGATGTATTTGGCACTCCACCTGTAGCTCCAGAAGAGCCAATATAAATTGTACCAGCAGCACTACCACCTGATCCAGCAAGTGTAACAAAGGCCCTATAAATTCTAAGGTAAGATAACTGAGATGTGATCTGAGCCTGACCGTTAAGTGTTATAGTCTCTTCTACCTCTGCGTAGTTTTCATCCAGACCTTGGATCAAGATAGTCCTAGCTCCAGTTCCTGTACCTGAGTCATTTGCACTTGAGCTACTTACGAATACTGTTAGTTCACCTGCAAACCAAGGGTAGTTTCCACCTTGTCCCCAAACTGTCTCTTCTGTACCATCTACGTCTGGATTATATCCAAACTTGTAGAGAGTTCTATATCCCTGAGCGTGACCCCTAGAGATAGCTAGATCAGTATGATCGTATATACGTTTGGGCCAACCACCGAACATCTGCTGTACTACCTCTTCATATTGTGCGTTAGGGTCAGGTGCTGTTTCTACATCTGGCCTACCCGTAAGGATATTAGACGGTGAAAGCACTGAGTTTACAGTTATTGGCGTAGGGCTGACTACTGGAGGTCCAGTTAGTATTGAGGAGAGATCAATTTCCCCAAAGAGTATAACATCAGGTACAACCGGAGGACCCGTGAGAATACTGACAGAACTTAAGTTGTGTACCTGAGCTATAGCTGTGTTAGCTACAACAACGGCCCCCGTGAGAATTAAGTCAGCATCTAAGTCATGTTCTTGGGCAATGGTTGCTGTGGATACAACAACAGCCCCCGTGAGAATACTGGTGCAGCTTATTCCATGAACTTGTGTCATTGCAGCATTAGCAACAACAGGCTGTCCCGTAGTAATACCTGTTACACCTATTGAGTGTACCTGAGTTATAGAAGTGTTCTGAACTACAGGGGCAGCAGTAGTAATATTGTTGGGTAGGAAGTTTCCAACGTAATTGTCGTTAATTATGGCTTCGTTGTTTTGTGTTAGGATTAAGCCATCGTCTTGTTGCAGTATCCTACTTGCACCAACATCTAGGTTATTAACTATAGGCTCATCAGCCTCTGTTAGGATTAAGCCATCGTCTTCTTGTAAAATCCTGCTGGTCATATTAAATAACCTTTATTATGCGGGATCAGGTATACCGATAGTGAACGATCCTAATGAGAAAGTGTTTCCAGAAGTTACTGCTTGGCTTGACGTTAAAGATGCTGTTGCAAGTAACCGTGTTTCAGATACATCAACTATAGCATAGTGAGTAGCAGTACCAGTGCCAGTAACAGAGCCATCACTTACAGCAGCTACAACAACCTCTCGACCACCCGCTGAACGATCTGATGGTGCAGCAATGCTTAATGAGGTAGAGTTACCTAGAGCATATGTACTGTTTGCTTCAGCATAGGTTGTGGCTGCTTGGGATGTAATAAGTATCTTGTCAGCTTCTGTGTCTAATACGGTCAATCCGTTATCATACACTCGATTTGCTAGTGTTGCCATTATTCTTGCTCCTCAACTGTAGTGGCTTGACCAACATCAGGGTCATACTCTAAGTCAGCTATGTCCATAAGGTCTTTAACAACCTCTGGGTGAGAGGACACATCAATGTTAGCCCCATTCAAGTTACGGAGGAAGGCTGCAACTTCACGTAGATCGTGTGGAGCAACATCACCGGAAACTATAGTTGGCATTAGGTTATAGTCCAGACCGTTCAACTGCCAAAGGCGCTCTACCAACTGTTTGTTGAGAACATCAACGATTGCTTGTATGTAACTCTCAAGCGCACGGAGGAACAGGTCTGTCTTTGACTTGGATAGGGCGTAAGAGCCACCAGAGGAACCAAGTAAAAGAAACTCGGATAGTACAGAACGAGCAATGTCATGCTGGTAACGACTAACAATCGGGTTGATGTCAATATTACGTTTACCGTTAGATGCCATAAGCTCTATGTCAACTAGCCTTGTGGAGGAAGGTCCTCCTTCTTTATCGGGGTAGGTGTCGGAAGGCAGTATAATGTAACCTTGCTCGTTGAATTTAACGTCTCGTAGGATTTGCTGCAAGTTGGAAACAAACCCTGTTTGTTCAGCGGAGGAATCTGAAGAAAGATACTCAGCAGGAATACGAGCAACAGGAATACCAGCCAGTTCACGTTCAACTGCGATAGCTTCAATGGCCTGTAAGTTGTTAAGGTACTCATAAGAAGTATAAGCATTACGAAGAATAGAACGACCACTGGGATCACCATTTATTGAGGTAGTACGATAGTACAAAGATTTGTTTACAGGAATATAGTTCTTGCTATTCATAAGACCTACGGATTGCTCAATACCTAGAACATCACCAGTCTTTTGATCTACGTCAAACTTATTAATAGTCCAAGGCGCACGGGCAGCAATCTTGCGTACACCAAGTCTCCCGTCTGTAGACTTAGAGTTTTTCTTACCTGATCTCTCAGTCGGTCCAACCCGCCTCTTGTATATAACCTCGAACCAACCAAAGCCATACGACAGAAACGACAACGCTTCAGCTATGTGATCATCCAGTGTGTGGTCCATATCATCAAGGACACTCTTAACGTAGTCAGCTTCAGCTTTAGCTGCCTCACTATCATCAACAGGCTTAACGTGTAGTTCTACATCACGAAGTATCTGTTCAACAGAATACATAACTGCACCAACAGTGCTATCATTGTCACGCATCTCACGATACTTGCGTATGGCTTTCTTGCCACGTAGTTCAGGTAGAAACTCATCAGCACGGATTTGACCGTTATGTGTGTTATCGCCAGCAACTCCAAGTGTTATCTTAGATGCGGCTTCTGAGAGCTTCTTAACCATGAGGTAAGTTCCATTATTATTTCTGTGAAAGTCCCTTTGCACTTGAGTAAGCGAGGGTCAATTTAGGTTTGGCGTATCCGTTAAGAGAAAGGTCTGTGATTGCCCATACCAAGGCATCTAATCTGTCAGGAGAACCTATTCGACCTAAAGGTTCCCACGTCCGCATTTGTGTTTCTAGTTCGTTTAGTGATGACCCATCAGGGGGA